ACCAGTTGCTGCTTCATCATACTCAACAGATACTAAGATTCTTGATCCTGCAACAACTTTGTCATTGTTTACAGTAAATGAAGTTCTACCGTTAGCAGCTAATGTAGAAGATACAGTTGTAATAACTCCATTAAGAGCATTTACTGTAACTGCTGTAGTAATACTTGTTAACTGAGTTACATTACCTGTATTATATAATGTTTGTAATGGTTCTGCATTAACAGCTAATGGTAAATAACTATCATCACGACTAGGATCTTTAGCTCCTACAGCAATTAAGTTAGTAACATCTGTTGGAAGGGTAGCTCTATAGTTACCAGCTTTAATCCAAGAAATAAAATTTAGAATATCCATGATTAAGTTTTTATAAATATATATACTATAATATACAAAAAATAAATTAAACTACAATAAGTTAGATTTATTTTCTTTTAATTTTTTTAATTCCTCATACATTGCCAATAACTCAGCCTCTTTTTGTGCAATCAACTCCTCTGGAGATGGCTCATCAACTTCAATAGACTCAACTCTCACAAGTCCGTTATTTGCGTATCTTGCCATTATGCTAAATCAATAACTACTTCGTAGCCTTGTTGTTCGTATGCTAACTTGCCATATTTGTGAGCAGTTTCTAAAGATTGAACCTCATCTTGTGCTAACTCAGATTGATAATTACCAATAGGTACATCCGTGTATAATATCTTACCTTCTGTAAATGTTTGATAATTTGCAAATGTAGAAACTTCAGCTTGTATGGTAGTCCCTGAGTAATCTCCTAAAAATCTTATTCTACCATAAACTTGTTGTAATTCAATAGTAGTTCCAGAAATTGTAATCTTTTTGTCTTTGGTTGCTTTAATAATTAGTGCCATATTTTATGCTTTTAATAGTCCGTGATTATCTCTTAAATCTTGTATTAATGCTGCTACTCTTTCAGCTAATTGTGCAGTAGTAACTGTTGCTGTATCAAATGTAGTTCGTGTAAATGTACCCGTTGGCAATCCCCATCCAGCTACTCTGTAAAGTTTAACAATATCTCCATTCTCAGTTCTAAAATGTGGAGCTGCGTTTCCAGCTACAATATCTGTTGAGTACATTGTAAATCTATCTGTTGTGTTTGTAGAAGGAACAACTGCAGCATTTTTTAATGATATCCCACCTCTTCCACTTGTTTGTAATATTCCAGTAGTTTCTTCAATTTGAAGGTTTCCGTTATTATATAAATACATACCATGACTTGCTACTTGAACAGATTGTATAGGAGAAATTGTTATTATTCTACTTATTGTAGAACTTGTTGTCATAGAGCAACTATGGCTTCCAGATGTTCCTATTTCAAATGTACCAGCAGCATCCCATAAAATATAATTAGTACCAGCATTATTTCTATAAATCCAATAACCATCTCCTTGATGTTTTAATAAATCTTGCGTATTAGCACTATTCCTAACTCTAAATGCTATGTCAGTAGATAATGCACCTTGCGCCCTTACATCAAGTCTTACACTTGTTGAAGGTGTTGCGCCTACTCCAAGCCTTTTATTAGTGTTGTCCCAAAATAAATTAGAGTCTTGTTGAACTACATTTCCAGTATCTTGAAAAAATATTCTGCCTATTGTTCCTGATGTTACTGCTGTTGTGCCTACTGCAACTGCCGTAGAAATTGCTATATCACCACTCCCAAGCAATGATGTTGAGTTGATTGTCTTGATGTTGGTACCTGATACCAGTGTTGCCTGTACTGCAACATCACCACTACCTAACAAAGATGTGGAATTCACAGTCTTGATATTGGTGCCACTCACCAATGTTGCTTGTTTATTATTGAATGTGTTCCAATCAGTAGAACTTAAATAACCATTTGTACTAGTATTGGATTGTGCAATAGATATAGCAGGTGTAGTTCCTCCGGTAGATGATATTGGTGAAGATCCTGTTACTGCTGTGACAGTCCCACCAGGAATTGTTGGAAAAGTAGCAAGAGTTCCATCACCTCTTAAATACTGAGATGTTGTTCCAGTAGGTATTGGATAGTATGTAGTTGCTGCTAAAGCAGAAGTTAAGTATGGTGTTAATGCTGAACTGGTTATGTATCCTGATGGATTACTAGATAATGGATAATACTGTAAGTTATATGTAGATAAACCATTAGACCAGTTTACAGTAGGGTTAGGATAGGTACCTGAAAGATCACCCCCGGCTGGTCCTGAAGGAGAACCACCCCCACCACCAGTTGTTTTTGGTTTACCATTTGGCCCGTTTATTTCTAAACCTGTTCCAAATACATTTCCATTATTATCTACTACTTGCATAATTATGGAGCTAATATATAAGCATAATATGTACTGCCTGCAATACTAGAAGTAATAATAATTTGATCACCAAGAAATAATGCATAACCAAGATTATCTGTTAATGTATCTCCCGCAGATAATGTTACAGAATAAATAGTAGTGGTAGTAGAAGTTGCTGCTTCATATCTTTGCAAAGTAATTGTATATGCAGAAGAATTATTTATTCTTATATTAAAAACTTTTGCACAAACAGAACTGGATGTTCCTGTAAATATTACAGTACCACCTGTTGATAATACACCTTGTTCTACAACTTCTGCCATACTATAATATAATTAAAAAATCAATCCAATTACAAAAGATATTATAGCAATTAATATTATAATAAAATTACTAAACTTTCTACCTTGTGGATCATCTTCCCATACATTAGACATCTTGTTATATACAGGTTTATTTATAGCATTATTTATTAAGAATAATAATGATATAAATAATATTCCAACTATGAAAACTATAATTTTTGTTATCATAATGAGTTAATTCTTTTTTGTAAATATACTAAAGCTTTCTGCAAATCTTCTTTTTCAGTTAATTTATTTTTCTTTCCTGCTCTAGCTAAGTACTTAATTACATTACCTAAATAAAAATCTTTATCAAGTCCCCAGGCTTCTAATACCTGAAACACCTCATATGGATTATCCTTGCCACCATAGTAATCTGGTCTTAGTTCTTGAGTTAAATTTACAACTCTTTTATGCCAGTCTATTTCTGTTGCAGTAGTACAAGCTGATTTAGTAGAATACTTATCACTTGGAATATATGTATTATAATTTTTTTCAGTCATGACTACCAAACTATAATTACATCACCTTCATTAAGAACAAGTTTGATAGTCCCATCTATATCAATTCTTTCTACAGTTTCCATGTTTAGTGCAGATGTTCTTACATATACTTGATCTCCTTCTTTTACATCTTCTACTTTATCTCCTATGGCATAAACAGTAAGTCTACTCCAAAGTTTTGCTGCTTCTTGCATCATTGCTTCTTCATCTTTAGCAGATAGTTCAATACTAGATTTTTTTCTTTCTGGCACACTTAATAAAATAGTCCGGCCTCTTAATTGTTTAAATGGTTTCATTTTTATGCTTTAAAGGTTAATAGTTTTACAATAGACATTTGTGCATTTACTAGTTCACCAATTGCATGATCAAATAATATACTTCTTACAGGAGATCTTTCTTCATTATAAGCATCCTTTAATCTCTCAGCTAATTCTGCAAATGTTTTATTTACTCTGTAAATTTCTGTGTCTTCTTCAGTTGTTAGGTCAATACTAAAAAGTATTTCTCCAAAACTTTTTACTCTTACTTCTTGGATAGCTGCTCCATCCACTAACTTGTTTTCCATATTGTTGGTTTTAAATTGTTACGCATCATATTTTTTATAAGAAGATTGTTCTTCTTCATCAGCAATATCTTCTGTGTTTAGTAAATTAAACTTAATCTGTTCTATTAAACCTATAAGAGCATAATTACCATAAGCTTTTTCATTTATCCTAACTTCTAATCCTTTATCTGTTTCTGTAATTTTTAGAAGTTCAAAATCTTTTGACATATTTAATTGTTTTAATAATTCATCATATACAATTCTTGCATCTAAATTAGATGATGTATTTTTTGCAACAAGTAACCATAACTTTTTTTGGCAGTCAGTCATCTCATATAACAAGTTTTGTAGAGAACAAATATAAAAACTTTTTTTGTTTAAACTAAAAACCCCAGAAATTAATCTGAGGTTTCTAACTTTTTAACCATTTAAAGTTATCATTATGAACTATACAAATATATAAATTATTTTATTTCTCTTCTGAAAGTTAAATTATTTTTTACTCTAATATCTT